AGTTGCAGCGCCTGTTACTTCTAAATTACCTCTTCCAGTTGCAGCGCCTGTTACTTCTAAATTACCTCTTCCAGTTGCAGCGCCTGTTACTTCTAAATTAGCTCCTCAAGCTTTAGCACAGGTTACTTCTCAATTACCTCTTCCAGTTGTTGCACCAGTTAGTGCTAAAATGCCTTCTATTTCACCAAGAATAAAACCGAAGAAGTCTCGTTCTCGAATTTCAGGATTTAAAATAACCCAAAAATTAGTAAAAGAAGAAACTATACCATATATTGAACCGAAAAATGTTATAGATGAAGAAATGTATATGAAAGAAGTATCAAGTAATGATGTTGTTTTTAGATTCAATAATGGTATTCCGCAGGAGGAAACTTATAAGAAGCCGAGGAAGCCGGTTAATATAAAGAAGAAGCCTATGGAAAGGAAGGAAGAAAATATTTATAAACCTGATTTTAGAAATATAGCGCAAGAAGAAATGTTTTTATTAAATAAATTAAGAAAATTAAATAAAAGAGTTAGCCAATTCGAAGTTATGCAAGAAGAAATGACAAAAAATCTTAGATCAAAACTAAAACAAAGATGGGATACACAACCACAACCTATAGCTCCCGCACCATCTGTTCCTTCACCGGCTCCAGTTAAACAAACAAAAGTTTATTCAGGTGTTCCTCAAGAAGAATATATCAAATCTTATAGAAAACCAATGAAGAGGCCATCTCCTTCTGATTTTGTACCTGAGAAGGTTCCATCAGCTGCTCCAGAAAAAATAATGAAAGGAAGTTATTATGGAAGTGAATCACCAGCAAGATTTCCAAGAGCACCAAGAGAAAGAAGACACGAACAAGAAGGACCGGACCAGAGGAAAATGATTAAAAAAGATGAATCTGGAAGGAGTTATGGTAGTAAGATAAGAACTTCAAGAAATACAATTGATATAAAAGTAAATTATAATTAAAAAGATTAATTTATTATTATATTTTTCTAATAGATAAGTATAATGATTACAAAAGTAATATTTAAAACTTTCCTATTTATTATAGCCCTAATTTTAGCAATCGTAATCTTATCTAAAACAACCGTTCTAAAAAAAGAAAATTGTATTTTTATCGTTGGTTTAGCATTTATTATATATTTAGTTATCGATTTAATTACAAATCATTTTAGTCAGAATTTAGAAAGTTTTGCTGAAGCATCTAATTTTTATGAACTACCAAATAATCCAAACTGGATTACAGTCTATTCAAAAGGAACTTATGGAGCAATTGATTTAGGAAAAGATTATACCGACAATCTATTCTCAAGAACCGGTGTTTTTAGAAGAGAATGCTCTAATTGTAACCCAAGATACCAAGATTTATATTATAAAAGAATTACACCTGTCAGACAATTCTCTGCATACGATAACTTCAATAACTGGCAATCATACCAAAATAATCTTAATACCGATTTTAAATTATACCAATCATACGCTGACCTATTAAATGATAGAAATGGATGGACATTCTGCAATTACGATGACCCGGGTATAGGTTTTCCAAGAGATTGTGGACGTGACGGCGGGCAATGGAACAGCTTAACAAGAGGAGGACAACCAAACGTAAAATATTCCCTTCTTTCTTTAGGCAAATTTGAACAACGTCCAACACCTCCTTGCTCAGCCGGTTGGTGGCAAAATGGTAATGAATGCTTACAAGGCTGTCCATTAAATTCACAAACAAGACATGCAGATGGTACTTGCATATGTGATAGTGGTGGTAGCAACCAAAATTGTAGTCCGGGTTTGAAATGTATAAATAAATCTTGTAAAAAGATAATTTATGATAATTTAAATTTTATTCCTGTATTTGACCCTGATTTTACGACAATAGATACACCAGATGGTCAATTTTCAATAACTTTAAATAATCCAAGAACAACTTTAAGTTTTCCATGTTTAAATGTTTCCAAAAATGGTTATGAGAATGGTGGAAATATAGGTAATCTTTTAGATAATAATTTATCAACTGGAATTGATTTTGAAAATTGGGCGTTTTTATACGGTGGTGTTCAATTTCCATTTAAAATTATTATTACCATTCCAAAACCTAAAACTTTTAAGGGAAAATTTACAATTGAAGGGATATATCCATGGGGAAGAGGACCAAAAGATATCGCAATTTGTTCATTCTCAGATGAAAAAGGAGATAATATAATTGAGAAAAAAGATTTAGTAGTTCCAGATACAAACCCTTACAGCGCATCAACAAATATAGATTTTAGAAGAGAAGCTAAATATTATGGAATAGTAGTTAATTCAGGTCATAAACAGGCTGAGGTAGATCAAGAACCTCTTAATAATAAAAAATCAGGAGTATGGATATCCAATCTTAAATTTGAAGCAGATAAAACAACAACAGAGAAAAAAGAATATTATCAATTCTACGGAGATTATACTGATAATGGATGGAATGGTGCTCCAATTGACGAAATAAAAATAAATAAAGATGGAGAACTTATTTTTATGAGGAACGATGGTGGATGGAGAAAAATGGTTAAAGAAGATGGAACAATGAAATATACTAATTTGCAAATAAATGAAATAGATCCGGATAAATTTGATTCATATAATGTACAAACTACACCAAATGCTTATAAAGTTAGAAGATTGGATTCTGCACCAAAATTACAAAATACATATTGGAGAGAAGGAATTGAACAAGCAGTAAAAGATTGCAGATATAATAATATTCCCAATTCAGAATTTTTAATCCAAAACGATTTACCTTATTGGAAGATGGAACTTGAAATATATTCAAATAATTGGCCTGCAAATTATTGGCAGAGTTTAGTTGGAAATATGTATAATAATCAAGTTCAACGTGGTTGGGGTTTATGGGTTAATCCAAATGGAATATTACATTGGAGCACATGCTGCCAAACATGGAATTTAGATGCACTACAACAATTACATCCAAGTGGAAATAGTTATTTAATTACAGTTACATTTGAAAATAATAAATTTAGATTCACATTAAAAAATATTAATAATGGTGTTGTAAAAGAACAAACAATTGATAAAACTTCCGCGTTAGTTACTGATAAAGGTTTTGTTACATTAGGAGGATGTTGGGCTAACCTTGGTGGAGAAAAATTTAATGGAACTATAAGTAAAATTAAAGTTACAACAACAAAAGAGAAAAAACCACAAAAAGATGAAATTATAATACCTGCTATAGAAAGCCCAAATGCATCTAATGTATGGACTGATAACCGTTGGTATGGAAGTTGGTGCAGTGGTAATCGTTCAAGAAACTGTAACTCCAATTATCGTGTAGCGTTTAAAATTGGAAATGAATATAGTGATGGTTCAGCTTTTATTAGAAATGCTGTTAATTTACCTTACACTGACCCAAATATGCACGTTGATTTTGCAGAGCCATCTAAATTACCAGATAATGCTGAAGCTGTTTTACAATTCCAATCAGCAGATACAAATTGGGAATGGCATAATAGTGATTGCAATCCAGTTTCTCTTGCTAATAAACCAAGTAGAATCAACTTTAACTGCGGCTCATCACAATCAAAAGGTGTTGCACCCAAACCATCAGTTAAAAAAATAAGTTTCGATGATTCAAAAGATTCTACTAATATTTTACAGGAAATTCAGGATATACCTGATTTAATGGGTTGGTATGATGCTGATTCATTTACTGATAGTGAATGGAAGGATAAGTCCATAAGAGGTAATCATATTCCATCTTCTAATTGGAGTAATATTCGTAAGACTGATTTCTATATTAGTGGTGGAACAAACTCTACTTTTACTAATTTATATTGGCCGGGTGCAAATAAAGATTATACTTTTATACATTTAGCTAAATATAATGGAGGAACAAGAGGAAGAATTTGGACAGGAGAAAGTGGTAATTGGCTTTCCGGTTTTTGGAATAATGGCGTTGGATATCATCATGAAGCCTGGTTCGCCTATAATATTGGAGTTAGTAATGGAGGACAAGATTGGCTATTATCTGTTGACCAAAATAATTTTTGTAGAGCTAATAGAGGTGTATGGCAACAATATGGTCCTTCTTCTTCTCCTACAAATGTATGTATTAACACATGTAATTTTGGTAATGAAAAATCAGATTGGGCGGTTGCAGAATATTTAATTTTTAAGAGAAAATTGAAGGCTGAAGAATATGCAAAAGTTGAGTTATATTTATCCCAAAAATATGGCCTATTCAATTCTATACAAAATGAAGGATTATTTAAGAAATTAAAAGATGCTGATGATTTATCAGCTATATTCCCAGCATTAAAAGATGCATTTAAAATTGCAACTGGACAATCTTACAGAGTAGGTAGAGTGATTTACGATGCAAATACTATGGGTTGGACTGCTGCAGCTTATCATAAGGCAGTTGATGATAAGGGTCCTACATTAACTGTAATAGAATTGACTGATGGAAGAAGAGTGGGAGCATTTTTGGGTGAAACTATAGATCCAAAGAAGCCAGGATTTATAAATACAGGAAAAACATTTTTGATAGATAAGGATGAGATTTATAAAATAAAACCAACAAATGTTGATAAAGCAGCTAAATATGATGCAGGCAATTTTGTAATTTTTGGAGGTAACGATATTGATATAGATATTGGAGGAAAGAATATGAAGTCCAGAATTGGTAGCTATTTTTCCAAGAATGGAAAGGGTGTTCTTGGTGCAACTCAAGAAGGTAATCTTTTAAGGACATATCCAATTAAAAATATATTGGTATATTCAGTGGCACCGATTGAGAGAAGTGCAGGTAAATGGAGGAATGTAGCAAATTATAGACCACAGATGAGATTAAATGCAGATGGAGATGTTGAATGTTCATCACCTAATGGAAGAGATTGTGAGTGGTTTGCTAATCAAGATGATGATTGTGATTATTTGTGATAATTATATTTTTACATTTTAGGTGTAAAAAGATAAAAAAAAGTAAAATTATTATATAATTAAAATATAATGGCATGGCAACAAAGTGCTTTCCATAAGGCATTTGATGATAATGGGCCTAATTTTAATTTAAATCTTATTGATAAAGGAAATTATAATGAATTTAGAGATAATAATAATAATTACTCATCAAATACAATGGATTTTCCTCAACAATCTTATGATAAATTTAATTTAGGTAACTTGATGTTTAATAACGGAGATTCAACTTTCGAAAATTTTGCTGGTGCAAATCCTTTAGCATGTGGTGATATGCATAAAAGAGTATGGGGTACACCTGGTTATGAGAATCCTCAAGGATGGTGTAGTGTAACTAAAAGATCCATTCAAACTCCAGCAGATGACCAAAAATGTGATTGGAGAAATTTTAACTACTGCATCTTCAAAGATTATACCCCAACCGGCGGTAATTCTTGCACTGCTCCACCTGGTAACGGCCAAGATTCCTATGCAATTGGACAATATAATAAAGAAGAATTAGCCAATTGGTTAAAAGCATTATACAATCGTGATGCTGGTAATGATAAAACAAAAGGTGAAGCAGCAAATGTATATGACTACTTTAAAAGATGTTCCAATATGGCTGGTTATGAATGGCTAAAACAACTTGATTTTGATGATAAATATGCTCCAGTTGATTGCGAAAAAGGTGATTGGGGTGAATGGAGCAAATGCGATAAAGAATGTGGAGAAGGTAATCAAGAAAGAACATTAACAATTAAAAAAGAAGCTAAGTTGGGTGGAAAACCTTGTCCTACTCCAGCTGAACGTAAAG